GGGATATAACCTTCGTCTTCATTCTTGAGAATCTTTAGTTTCTCTTCGTCAAAGAATTCGTCATCTAATATTGCTTTGTATTTCAAGGACCGTGCGTAAACCAAATCCTCAAATGCACTACAAATTAGCTTAAAGGCTATAATTTTGATATCTTTAACAAATTCAGCTTTGTCGGAAACCCTCATTATTAACGAGAGAAAAGAATAAATTAATGCGCCTAGGGCAAACCAGAACAGTTCCCACATCTAAAACCTCACTTTAAGACAATAATATATTATTTATTTTTCTTTGTCAAGAGTCTTTTGGCCACGCGGCGGGCAACTTCGTTAACCAAAGCCTCGTCGTCGACAACCTCAATCTCTTCTAATCCGGCGGGTTCTTCTTCCGGCTCTTCTTCCATGTCCATTTCTGCATCCATTTCCATTTCTGGGGCTGCGTCCATGCCCATATCAGGAGCATCAAGCTCTTCGGGAGCTTCTGCTTCGCCAGCGCCGCGCAATTTCTGTACAACACCTTCGGCTGCATCAAATGCGGCGACAAGAGAATCAACCTCGTCATCTGTAAGAGTAACTTCGCCTTCTTCGCCTTCTAAAGCTTCGGGGGCTTCTAAGGCTTCAGGAGCTTCTTCGGCGCCTAAATCAAGCTCAAGCTCTTCTTCGCCACCAGCCATGGGATCTTCTTCCATATCCATCTCTAGGGCTTCTTCCTCTTCCTGCACAACTTCTCCATGACCTCCGAAAAAAGAGTCTGTTAAAGGTGCGATTTCTGCTAATTTCATAAAACGTCGAACGGTACCTTCTTCTAAAAGGGTTTTTTTGTTATTGGCCATTTGTCTTCTCCTTAAAACAAAGTTCTAGATGTGTGGGAACATCTCTAGCTTATTCATTGTAATAATTAGTACTATCTTTGGTAAAAGCTTTTTTTCCCATCTTTTGTAGAGCAGCTTTTTCTAATTGAGTTATCCTTACATAAGAAAGGTTCAGCCTTTTGCCCACTTCTTTTAAAGTCATAGCTCCATTTTTTTGTACTGCTATCTCTGTACAATTCAGATCTTGCTTATAATCAATCCATTTCCGGCAGCTTTTTTTCCGGCAAGATTTATTTTTCTTTACACATTCTTCCGCACAATTATTCATAGTTCTCCTTCATCTTCAATTAAATCAAATATATTTTCAATATCGTTCGGGTTTAGGCCAAAACGATTAATGACCTCTTGTTCTTTTTTACGAAGTGCTTTTGTCTTTTTTAAACGAAACTTTCTAGCTAGCATGCTGCTTTCTTTTATTTTATTTATAAAAGGCATTAAGTCTGGATCTTCCGACAAATAAGCTTTGACATATTCATTAAAAAACCAAAACTTAGTTACATCATCAAAATTCAGCTTTACTGTTAGACTAGCTGCGAGGTGGCCCAAAGATGGAAATTGAATTATCTTCGCATCTTCCGGAAGTAATTTTTTCTTTTTCATTTAAGTAAGATATGAGTTTGACTTTCTACTAATCCAGCGTTTGTCTGCTTAACAAATTTTGCGCAAGATTGTAATTCTGCAATATTTTTGCAGCCAGAATAAGATAGTCCCGATGCGATTCCAGTTCTTAAAGAAGACAAGATATTATCCACTGTGCCTTTATATTCGACGAAGGTGCTTATACCTTCATCAGAAGAAAAGGTTCCTTTCCAATCTTCTTGTGCTTTTCTGGAGGCCATTCCTTGGTAAATTTTATATTTTTTACCTGCGGGCGATGTTTGTACTGCTCCCGGCGTTTCTTCTGTGCCGGATAATAGCGAACCTAACATTACAAAATCTGCGCCAGCGGCAATGGCCTTAACGATATCTCCGCTTGTTCGGACACCGCCGTCAGCAATTATATTGGCATCTCTATCAGACATTGAGCAATCGATTATGGTCTGTAGGCCCGGAATTCCATGACCAGTTTGTGTTCTGGTGCTGCATATGCTGCCGCCGCCGATATTACATCGAACGCTATCTGCGCCCCAATCAGCTAAATCATTGAATCCCTCTAGTGTGGCTATGTTTCCTGCGATAATGTGAATTCTGTCGTCAAAAGTGAGACGAAGCGCTTCTAAGGCCTTTTTCATAAGAATGTGGTGGCCATGGGCGATATCAATACAGATTACATTTACCCCAGCATCATATAATGCAGTGGCTCGCTCTTTGAAATCCCCAGTAACCCCGACAGCGGCGCCGATATATTGCGCTGATACGGTGGCGGCCTGACTTACTAACTCTACTTGTTCTTCAATTGAGTTATAACGATGAATAATGCCTAAGCCGCCTGCGGCAGACATTGCTGCAGCCATTTTGTCTTCAGTAACCGTATCCATCGGAGAGGAGATGATAGGAAGGGATAAGAAAATGTTGGCATCCATAGACATTCCGATATCTACAGCAGAACGACTTTCTATGTTTGAATACTGTGGTACTAAAAGCACATCGTCATATGTGAGGGTCTCTCTAAGCTTCACGTGCATGTACCGGGATTCCTTTGATTGTCTCTATGTTTTCTATATTTTGTTCTTCTACTTCTTTAATGAGTTTCTCGAGATACCATTTTGCTTTCTCTAAGTCTTTTAGGGATTGACCCTTGTAGGGGTGGCGTGTAATGTATTTAATGATATTGCTTTCCGGATAGTCCATTTTCCAAGAGCGAATATATGTAAAAGTTTCAATGGCTTGCTCGCCCATCCAATTGATATTATAATGAGAGGGTTTGTTAACTTGATCAGACATTATGCTTCCACCGCCCAGCTTCCATAATCTATGTTAACGTCTTCTTCTTCTAATACGTCGACCATTTTTTCCCAATCCGGGGTATTCTCCTGATAGTCTTCGAAAAGCACATATGTTTTATCCCATTCGAAACCATTCATAGAATGAAGCTCGGCATTTCTTTCGAATTGAAAGCTTTCTATTTTATCTGGGTAGATGCCATATTTTTCTTCAAACGCTGAACAAAACTGTTCGTAGTCTCCATTATCTTCGAAGTCCATATATTCCTCTAATAGTTCTAAAGTTTCAGCTAGCTCTGAATCAATTACAAAGCCTTTTCGTTCTTGTGGTTTAAGCTCCATTATTTTTCTCCTTATTATATTCTTTAATTAAGCTAATTGCGCTTTCCCAGCAATTAGGGCAGTACAGGTGTACTTTTTCTTCTTCCTGTCTTACTACTACATTCCACGTAGCTACATCTTCTCTATTAAGTTTATCAAAAGATTTATCACATGTCAAGCACTTATCACCCAAGTCACCCATTAAGGCAACCTTTGTGGCCATTTCCTTTTCGGCTAGCTTTTTTGCTTTGTTACCTTTCTTTCTACTCAGTGTTCTTTTTAATGATGACATGTACACTCCACACAGCAGCAATTCTCGCATGCAGTTGATATTCTTAAACTTTCTAGTTGGCCGCCAGCCATCCAATTTTGATCGCATTTGCCCTTTACACCGGGAACTGCGCCAGATCCGGACCATTGCCAAACTGTCCACTCGCCCCATTGTTCAACTGGCCTTTTTGGCTCAACACCGCTATTATATGATGCAACCCACAATGGATATTCAAGTAGTTTGTCGAGGTCGCCTTCGAGGCCTCTTTTCAGAAAAAGATCGTAGGCCCATCGAGCAGTGTAGATTAAGGGTCTTACCTCTAATTCTGTTTCTACAACTTCTAGCCACTTCAGGCACCACTCAACATTGTATTGGTCGTCGGTCTTCATTCCCTTTTCAACATCTAGTGTGGGAATTAGGTCGCCAGCGTTAAAGCCGACTTTGCTAGCGGCATTCAAAAAGTGATCGGCTTCGCGTTCGGCGTCTTTGATACCAGCGTCGGAATCGGGACGACCAAAATGGTATAACCCTGTGATAATATTATTATCTTTGGCGCCATTGGCTCTTTCTACAAAGTTTCGATTGACGTGTGTCTGCCCTTCAGTCGCCTTTACCCATGCATATTTAACATCGTTTTCAGAGGCGGTTTTCCAATCGACAGTGCCGTTCCATGCGCTTACATCAATACCATGGTAGACTTCAATTCCTAAATGGCCAAGAGTTTGAGGACCGGCGATTCCATCGATATCTAGGCCATTGTGCTGTTGATATTCTCTAACTGCGCGTTCTGTTTTTGGGCCGAATTGGCCATCTTCGCCAATCGGTAGTTTACTCTGAAGTCGTTTAACTTCTTGTCCTTCATCACCTTTTCTTAAACTGTATTTAAAAGACATGTTTTCTCCTTTCTAATCCTCTAAACTAAAATATAACTGCAGAAGCATCAACAACACAAAACCCATTATCAATGGTTTCTCAAAAGTTAAAAAATTCATTAACGTGTGCCGGTTGAGCCAAAGCCTCCTTCGCCTCGTGAAGTGTTTTTATTAAACATTTCTTCACTGGTCTCTTCGATGTCGCAAACTTCTATAGGAATTAGAACGGCTTGAGCGATTTTATCGCCAGCCTTTAAATATTGAGTTTTCCACCCTATGTTATGTAAATTTACAAACAATTCGCCCGTGTAGCCACTATCAACTACGCATGCGCCAATAACTAGTTGACGTTTATGCGCAATTCCCGATTTATTTTTTATTTCTAACATATAATTTGAAGGGAACTCAACTTTGATACCTGTGGAGAGTAACGCCGACTCTCTAGATGGGACTGGGAATCCCATAACGCTGACTATTTGTTCTTGTATTTCATCGTTGGGGCAAAAGTACAAATCCATTCCGGCATCGGTTGAATGTGCTCTTTCAGGAAGCTTTGCGTTTTTTCTAAGGCGAACAACTTTTAATTTCATTAAATTTGAATCCTCCTTGACTCATTTAGATAGAATACCATTATAAGATAATGTTTTTTATTAGTCAAGTAATTTATCCTAACATTTTCCACTGACCTAAAGAATTTGTTGAGAAGCCCCATTGCTCTTCAAACTTAAGTCTTGCCATATAAGGTCTGTTGATAAATATTTTATCTTTTCGCGGGTTGACTCCCCAGCACCTAATGTCTACCATAGCCGAATTTGTGTCCAAAGTCTTGACGACATAATAAGCTCTTCCCTTCGCTGTCTTTCTTTTTATAACTTCGCGAGGAATAAACCATGCAATTCCTAAATCCTTATCAAAGTTGGAAAGCGTAGGAATACAATTGAATTCGATTCTCTGTAAGATGTCTTCGCGAACTACTAAATCAAATGGGTATATTCCACTGATGTTTACTTTGTTTTCAATGTATTCATCTCTTGTAAAATCTTCAACATCTTTATTCTCTTCTATGTTCTCGTTCAATTTCTTTCTGGTCTTAGGTCTATTATCAGCGATTGATAGCCAAAAGTGCTTTAAATTGTTAAACCTTTCGTCCATTAAGCTGCTTAAAGCTCCCACACGAGCTAACACATCTAAAGCTTTTTTATTCAATTTGGAATAGATAATTTCCTTATTATAGAGAAGATCTTCAACGGTGTTAAAAGGTCGGTGCGCAATAATCTGCTCAATCGCTTTATCACCCAATCCTTTGAGTGAAGTCAAAGGCTGGATTAATCTTTTGCCGTCGTCAGAAATTTCCCACACCACGCCAGATTCATTTATATTAACTGGCTCAATTCCAAATCCTTCTTTTTTAGCAATATTGATAGCTCGTTCTTTTCTGCTCTCAGGCTCTTTATCTAAAAAGCTGGCCATCCATTCGGAGGGGTAATAATTTAGCAGCCAAGCGCATTGGAAAGAAATAATAGAATAGGAAACAGCATGAGACTTGTTAAAACCATAACCGCTGAAATACTCAAACCTTTGCCAAATCTTCTCAGCTTCCTTCTCCGGTATTCCCTTAAGTCCACAACCTTCGATGAATTTTTGGTGGATGGCTCTTTTCTTCTCATTTACTTTTCCGGTTCCTTTTTTAGTTAATAGCTTTCGAAGAAGATTTGCTTCGTCCAAGCTGATGTCTTTGCCGAGTTTGTGAGCCAGTAAAGCAATTTGCTCTTGGAAAATCAAAAATCCGTAAGTTTCTCTTGTAACTTCTTTAATAATGTCGTGGCCATATGTAATGTTATGCGGATTTTCCTTTGCCTCTACATAAAGCTCATGTACATTTGCTGAGAGTGGACCGGGACGGTAAATACTAGTGATAGCTGAGATATCAACTATGCTTTTTGGCTTTGCTCTCTTGCAAAAGCTTTGCGCGCCCTTTTCAGTAAATTGGAATACTCCTGCCCACTTTCCCTTATGAAATATGTTATCATAAACTTTTTGATCTTTAAGATTAATCTTGTCTGGATGTAAATTATCTTTATAATATGCTTTTATATCTTCAAACGTTGGCTCTGTGACGCCATGATGTCTTTGAAGAATGTGGTATATTGCGCCTTCAATCATCTTAAGTGTGGAAAGACCTAGAATATCAAATTTAATAAAACCCATTGGTTCCAGATGGCGAACATTTTGTCCTTCTGACCAAGGAGTCTGTGTAATACCTCCGCTATTAATCAATGGCATATATTTGTCCAAGTCTTCTCCAATCACAACGCCACCAGCGTGTCTGGAAATTGATCTAACTTGGCCATAAAGAGTATTAACGTGATCTGCTACTGTTGGATAACGACTTAAGAAGCTCTTGAGAGAGTCAGAGAATTCCATTACCTCATCGAATGTAGGAGTATATACACCGGCTTTGATACCGTGTTTTTGTTTTGCTCTAGGCATCGCTTCATAAATCATCTTTGAAGTAACGTTGTTTACTTCTAAAAATGGGATATCGTATAGTTTTGCGATGTCTTTAATTAAAGAGCGCAATTGTAAGGTGTTGAAGTTAGAGATTGGAACAACTTTGTTTTTTCCCCATTCCTCCGATAGTTGCTCTTTCAGTTCCATCGGGTTTGATACGTCATAGTCAATATCCGGATAATCTGTTGCATCCTTTCTTAAGAATCTCGAAAACAGAAGGTTGTATTTGATTGGATCGATCTGAGTGATTCCGAGAACATACGCCACTAAAGAGCCTGCTGCGCTTCCTCTTCCCGGGCCAGTTATCTGTACTTCATTTGCTTTATCGGCAATTGCTTTCATAGTTAAAAAGTATTTGCTGAATCCTCTCTCAGAGATGACCTCCAACTCTTCCTTTAATCTAGAAACATATTCTTGCTCCTCTTGTAAATTGAAGTCTCTTAAGCCCTCAATACAAACCGCTGTTAGTGCGCTATCCGCTGTGTGACCTGCAGGTACCACAAATTCAGGCAGACGAACAGTGTTGTCCGGTAGAAAGCTCTCAATTCGATTGTGGGCGATATAATGTGTCTCTGTAATACTTTTCATTACCAAATCATCATCATATTCGGCTTCACATTCTTTTGAATAGTTCTTGTATGATTCCCACATTTGCTCGCCATTCTTTGGATATAGCTCATAGCCAATCTCATCAAGACCGGCCGGAAGCTCAGAAGACATCCATTTTGGCATACCGCCTTTACCTAACCATCCTAGTCGTTTATAAAGCTCACGATCTTTCCAAGCTGTTGGAGATGGATAATGACTATCTGCTGTGGAAATAAGTTTAAATCCGCACTCTTTGGACGTCCGAATAATATATTGATTTAGTTCGTGTTGTTCTGGGATATTGTTCCATTGAAGTTCGCCGTACCATCTGTCTCCAAAGATGTCTTGCATTTTCTTGGTCGTGTCGCGCATTGCTTTCATTACAGCATCGGGGCCATCATCGCAATTTTCCCAATAATTACCGGCATATACGCCACCTAGACAAGCGCTAGATGCGATCACCCCTTCGCTATGTTTTTGAAGCAATTCATAATCAACACGGGGAAAGCGATAAAAGAACTCGGAAGAATAAGAATCCGAAACCAGCTTAAAAATATTATTTAACCCTGTTTGGTTTTGAGCCAGCAAAATCAGATGGTGTCTGCGATTAAGGATATTCTTAACTGATTGTTTCGAGGCACCTTCGTCTTCCACTGTTGTAGCTGAACGAGAAGTATCTAGGCTCTTTTTAGCTTTCTTATCTTCTTTTGCCTTTTCATACTCTTTGCGCCAGTCTTGCATACTGGGGAGAAAATAGGCTTCCACTCCAAAGATGGGCTTAAACTCTTTTCCTTCGGCTTGCATCTTTTTTGCATGCAGCACTTGCCATGATAAGCCGTTTTGATTGCCGTGATCAGTTAAGGCCAAGGCATCGCTTCCATTGCTATAAGCATAGTCCATATGTTCTGCGGGATATCCTAGGCCATCAAATAGCGATCCCACGCCGCTATGTGCATGTAAACCCACAAAGGGTATTTTATTGTTCATTCTCGTGTTCCTTATCTTCTTTTTCTACGTCAACCCCAAGAGGCAACCATTCATTATATTTTAACAGAAATTCTGGTGGTTTGTCAAGTTTATTCTCGCTCCCCAGCCATTTTTTTAACCCTTCCCAATTGGATACACCATAATACCATGGAATGTCTACTAAATAAGGTTCTTCGGTCGACACTTCGCTAAAAACATCGTCGTGAGTAAAATAGCGTCCGGTATAAGATTCTGCTGCTGGAATCGCCTTTCCCTCATAATCTCGCGAAGTTGTCTCTTCTTTTCGAAATTTGTTTCTGCATCTTTTAAAGTCTGCTGCATCGAAAGTAAAAGGAAGGTAGAGTCCGTCGCGATAGGTTTTTTCTTCATAAGCCAAAGCAAATGCGTGATGTGAGCGAATCTTCGAACGATGATCTCCCATATAATAAGGTGTATACATCCCATAAGGGAAAGCAACAAAATACTTATCTGGACAGGACCACCGGCTTAATTTACGACCTACACGATATGCGACGTTTGCGCCAGTAAGGATACTCCAAGCCAAACAATCTCTTCTGTCGGCATCTTTAGGAAGTGCTGCAACATAATAAATTGAAATTTCTCTTGTTTTTGGCTTACCGCTGAAATGTAATTCATGATAAAATCTCCATGGGTCAACAACATAATCTCCTAATCTATATCTTATTAAAGGTTGCATGTCTTTCGGACAAACAATCCATATTGTATCACAACCGGCCATTGCGCAATCAAAGACTGCTTTTTCTACTGCTAAGTAATTGTGGCCAATTGGAATTAAACTATCATGCCATGGAAAATTAAAATCCAGTGGCTGACCGGCTGTTGGTATAATCCCGGCCAAATTAAACCTTCTCTTATTTATTGCTCTAACTTCCATAAAGAAACTTTATCTTCTCTGTTTCATGGTAAAGGTCCATCTTTTTATGTATCTCTCTGTGAACTGTCTCAAGAGCTACGGACGGTCTTCTTGCGCCGACTGCGGTACCTATAAAGCCATGTTCTTTTAGAACATGTTCGCTTTTAAATTTGGCCATTGTATCTGAGTAATCGAAATCCGCTAATTGCTTTTCACCGAGAGAGGACTTAACGTATACATGTACCGGCGATGTTCGATGTCTTTTAACAACATTAATCTCCGAAACAAACTGGTCTCCTGTTTTGATAACAGTCTTCTCTTCTTTCGCCAACAAGGTTATTGGCTTCATATAATCAATAATCT